TGGGATAGTCTGAAGCTCCCGTACTCGCCTTCGGGCTAGCCCCCCCGCTTTGGGGAGTAAATCCAGCAGGAGCTGCTACCCCGGCAAAGGTACCCGGCAAGGTGCCTGAGCCTGCCCGTAGCTCTCCGGCTGTGCCGATCTCGCGACCAGCTAGCCAAACCTTGTGCTTATGGACATCGGCCCACTGGGAAACACCCATTACGCAACCCTCGGTCCCGATTTGAACAAATCCATCAAAAACGGATCCGCCTTACCTGCGCCTATTTTGTCGATCTTGCGACCAAGCCCCTGTAGATCACCTCGCATGCGCCGTAGATCGCCCGTAGACGGTCCTCTCGCGGCAGTCTGACTGCCACCTACACGCACACCTGTCAGCCTGGATAAGCTGCGGCTCGCCTCTCCGGCCTTGCGGATTACGACGTCAAGCTGGGATCCTATCGTTGCCATGGGCTCATCCTATCAATCTACAGAGTCCGTTCCGCCTGTTCTCTCAACTGCACAAGCTTTTGAAAAACTTCCTCGATTTTGGCCAACAGGGAATCCAGGGCTCCGCTGACCTCTTTGATTCCGTTTTTGGCGGCTTCGACCAGAGCAGGAATCAGTTCCGTCATCTCGGTAATTTTGACGCTGATACTGTCGATTTTTGTTTCGACCTTGCCTAGTCCGCCTTCCAGATCTCGAAGTATTCCAAGGGTCTTACCCTTGATCTCTTCGCCAAGAGCCTGGAGCCGCTTGATCAAATCCTGAAGACTGCCATCGTCTCCAGCAAGCTCCTTAGCCTGTTTTGCGGTTTCTGTCAGCTGAGTTGCTATGTCCTTGATTGCACTGGCAGACCTTTGGATTCCTTCAGCGACTTCTTTTTCCCCAAGCTTGGCCACGGCGTCGACCAGCTTCTTGACTTCGGCTTCTTTTTCAGCTACTTCAAGGACACCCTCGAGAGCTTCCTTGAGCTTAGCAGGACCTTCGGATTCTGAGGATTTGACAATTGCGTCTATATTTTCTTGAAGTTTCTCGAAGTTGCCAGTTTCTACCGCCGTTGCCAAGGTAGCAAGGATCTCTTCAAGGGTAGTCTTGAAAGGCGGAAGCTTTTCCCCGAGGGTCGAAACGCTGTCAGATATAGCGCCTATCGGTTCGGCGACTGCGCCGATAGCCGTACCCGCCTCGGCCAGCCCCGGAACGGCCTCGGCAACGGCAGTGCCGAGCTCCTTAATTCCTTCCCCGGCCTCGGGAGCTTTGGTGGCTATCTTCCCAACGCCAGCAGCAGTTTTGTTCGACTCCTTGGCAAGAGCCCCAACCCCTTCAGCTGCCTTCTTGGCCCCTTCGCCGAGATTCGTGAGCTTCTTGACCCCATCCGCCGTCTCGATGATTTTTATTGATTTGGATGTTTTTCTGGTTGAATCGCTCAGGCTGTCTGCGCTGTCCGCAGCCTTGTCCGATGCGGTAGTCCATGAAAAAATGAGATCGATTCCGTCGTCTATCTCCCCGTCGAGAGCCGCAACCCCTTCGGCTGCCTCTTCCGCCCCAGTGCCTAAATTGGTGAAACTCTTGACCCCTTTGTCAGTTTCGAAAGATTCGATCGAAGCAGACGCGTCGTCAAGCGCCTCGCTAGTATTGCTTGCCTTGCTGGCCGTTTCGTCCAGTGTCCGATTGTAGTCTAGAATTTTGCCGGCAGACGTTTGCCCTGTTTCTCCTGTTTTTTCGAACGCTTTGTCAAGTTCTCCGAGAAGATCAGCGAGCTCGAACGCTTGAACGCCCCCGCGCTCTCTCAGGCGTTCGAGCTCGGTGACAATCAGCCCGACATTGTTTCGCGCCGTGGCGCTAAGGTTGTCGAACTCAGACCCGCCCTTGATGATCTTATTTGCCAACTCGTCCAGTTCTTGGCCAACCTGTCCCGTAACATCTTCTACAACCGCCAGTCCAGCAGCCGCTTGCCGCGAGACAGCATCCGTTTCGGCGAGCGCTTGATTTGCCCCAAAAATAGCGTTTATATCGTCTTGCACGGGATCGCTAAGGCCAAGCCCGCCGGCCGCATCCTCTTGGATCCGATTCACCAGATCGCGAACGTCTGACAGCTGATCCCGGACCCCTTCTACCCCGGTTGCGCTTACCCCGATCTCTGCGCCCGCCCCTCTCTCGCTTTCGGCAAGCAGAGCTCTGCGTTTTGCAGCAAAATCCCCGAGCTCTTTTAGTTGTTCCTTGTTTGAGTCCTTCAGATTGTCCAGAAATCTTTTTTGCGCAGCATTCGCTAAGTCTTCCCGTTCAGCCTGCTCCTTTCTAAGCAAAGCCTTTCGTTCTGCCGCTGCCGCTTCTTCGGCTGCTAATTGATCTTCAAGCCCTCTTTTTTGCCGGTCTTCGATCCTTTGCAGGATCTTTTCTACTGCGCCGTCAGCGTCTTCTAGAACCTTAATGGAAAGCCCGGTTACCTTACTGATCGCAGCAAAAAGAGTTTCCGAGCCCTTGATGTAGCCAATAAGAAACCGGTCAAACGTATTGGCTGCCAGGTCCCACAACTTGATCCAGTCCCCGGTAACGAACCCCACAAGAGCCCGGGTCAGATCTTGCAACTGATCAGAAATTATCTTGAATGCTCCGGAAACGCTCCCGGCTACCGATTTCCCGCTGATCTCCAGTTGGTCAAAAAGCTTGAGCCATTCTTCAAGCTCAGGGATCATGTTCTCGCCGATTTCTCGGCCAGTTTCGAAAATCCCATTCTGCACTCTTTGAAGTGTTGACCTGAAGTCCGCGGCATTCTTGAGCACTGCCGGGCCAAACAATTTGGGCAGCTCAGCTGCCAGTACAATCGTCGCCTCTTTGGCCGGGATCAAGCCCTTCTTCTGGAGTTCAAAGAGCCTCTCAGTAGTAATTCCCAGGCCCCGTGCAAGAGCTTCGGTGACGCCGGGCAGAACCTCCATGATAATCTTGAGATCCTGCATCTCAAATTTGTTCTTTGCTAGACCTTGCTCTACTTGCCTGAGTGCCCGATTCAACTCTTCTTGAGTCCGGCCCGCACCCGTAGCGGCAACTGAAAAACCTTCAACGATTGCCTCTGACTCTTTGAGAGTCAGGCCCATGCGCAAAGCGGTATTGATGAATTTTGCGGTCGATTCCTCAAGCCCCTGGAGATCAGCCCCCAATGCTTTAGCCCTGGCCCGGACCCGTTCTAGAACTTCGTCGGCTCCAACGCCATCAATGGCGTCCAGGGCGTTCTCGAGACGTTTCAGGTCGTTAGCGGCCCTGACGGCAGCTCCGCCAAGCTCCGCAACTTTCCGGACCACTATTGCGGCAAAGAATCCGGTAACGGCCGTCCGCAAGCCCTGGAAAGTGCTGGTCAGTTTCGAGAACTTAGAAGGGGAAGCGTCCTGGGAAAACTTCTTGAATTCCGTCCTGGCTCGCCGAGTGGCCCGCTCTACGTCCTTGAGCTCTTTCTCGGTCGCATTCAGCGCCCGCGGAGCACGTTTTCCGAATTCGAGCATGGCGCGGCCAGCTCGGTCCACCTCTGCCCTAAGCCGCTGTGTCGACTTAGCGGCCGGATCAAAATCGATTCGCTTTGACGCCTTCCCCAGTGCTCTTGCCGCCCGGGTAAACTCCTTTTCAAGACGGTCGCCTTCCTTGGTGAGCTCTTTGACGTCTCGAGTTGTTTCGTCAAGCTCCTTTTGAGCCCTGTCAAGCCCCTCGGTGTCAAGCTTGAGATCTTGCTTTTCAAGATCGCTAATAGCCGAATCCAAGTCACGAACCCCAGACCCCAGCTTGGCAACTTTGCTGAGCTCCGCCCCGGCAAGCTCAACGATCAGCTTCAGGACGGCCGTAGCATCAGCCATCAGAGCTCCCTACAGGCCCCATGCTGGCCGATCGGCCCAGACGCACCTTATGACCCGTCTCGCTAGAGATCGACCCTGGGGTGCCTGTGGGCGCTGTGGGCATATGAAAATAGCCCCGGAGCAAACCCTGGAACGGTGGACAGGGACTCCGGGGCCGTGAGGAGATGATTGAGCCCTGCTTCCTATGCTTCCTGGTCTGCTACCGCTGCTATCACGTCAATTTCCACGCCAGCATCGGCGATCGACGCGTCAGGATGCGAGGCAAGCGCCAGAGTTGCACTGTCGTCCGTTGCCCCGCCGGTGAACGTTTTGAGCGTCGACCCGTCGCTATGCCTGAGATTCGGCGCTGTGATCGTGACCGAATATGTAGCCGGCGAAGTGCCACTGTCGATAACAACCTTAGAGTCGATCGTCGTGACAAGGCTGACCTTGGCGTTTTTCGGGATACCGAACTGGAGCCGATCGCTGATCCACTTGCGGGCAAGGCCAATCTCGAGCGATGGATTGCCGGACCCGAAAAACGCTTGAGACATCGCCCGGCAAATGCCCGGAGGCACCATTTGAGCATCACTGGTCAACGTCAAGTCAAGACTTTCCAGGGTTGGCGTTTCAACGCCGTCGACAGTCAGGCAAAAGTTGACCGAAACCAAGTCCGGCTCTGTCGTGGGGACTGGCGCCCATGTCGCCGCGAGAGTATTAGACACGACGTCAAGGTCTGCCCAGCCGGTGCCCGTTTCGTCCACCACGGCCACTTCAATTGGCGCGCCACCTGTTGCCAGTCCGATTGGTTCACCTGTTACATCGTCTATCACCTCGGACCATCTAGGCTGTCCGCCTTCGCCGGTCTCGAGACCGCAGGTCACGGTGAAGGTAAAGGACCCTACAAACGTCGGAGTTGACCCGATTTCAGCCTGGAACGTCAAGACCTTGGGGTCAGCAAGCGTACCAGCGCCGGTTGGAGCACCGATCTGCTTGAGGTTCAATTGCTGTTCAGCAGCAGCTGGAACGATTTCCGCCAAGGACTGCAAGCCTCTGGCAATTGGTACCACTGCCGGAGTACCGGTATCGATGGCCCAGATGCCTTCGTATTCACTGTAGTTGAGCGGAAGAATATTCCACAATGAATTGACCACGGCGTTGGCCGCAACGTTCAGGACCCAGCTTTGTACCTTAGCCGGACCCCATCTGTGGACATTAGAACCCGAAGAATTGAAATAGAACCACAGGGCTCTGAGGGTTGCGGCATCGATCCAATTGACGTCCGTCTGAGTATTGCTGATCCGGTGGCGGTACGCCAAGCTCCCGAGAAGCTGCTCAGGCGTTGCCGCGCCACCCAAAAGCGAGGTCAATAAGTTCAGCTCCCAGATACTGGGCCGCAGCGGGTGCTGCAAAGGCCAGGGGCCGGTGCCGATAGCCCCCGGAAGAGTTTCAGGGGTCCAGCCTTGGCCGGCGATATTGCCGTCAAGCGAAACTCGCCCAACGGTGGGAGTAGGGCCAAGGTTCGAAAACCCCGAAGGCGTCGGGTACCGAAACCCAACAGCCGCGTCCTCCGTCCTGATATCGCCTGCTTCACTGAGCGCAAAACGGATCTTGGCCAGTGACGGCCGGAACTCTTCGGATCCTAGTCCACTCATTTGTCTCTCCTATCGAAAGCTTCAGACCTGGATTATGCCGCCGCAAGCTCGGCAAGGCGACTTCGCTGTTTGTCCCTCGCCTTGGCTTTGTGCACCGCCGTCTCTTCGGCAGACCTGGCCAATTGCGCAATAGCCTCGGCGTCTGTGATTACCTCGACAGGGCAGCTTCTGGACTCGAGCACTTTGCGTTGATCGCCGGTCACCTTGACCAAACGGCCGAAAGCGGTAATTTCCCCGATACCTTCTACGATGGCCGTTGCCCCCTGTCCTTTCGAACGCCGCACCCAGAGCTCGCCGCCCTGAAGAGGAGGGTTCGCGACGTATCGGACAGGCCCTGGAGTCACGACACCGTCGCTATCAATGGTATGGCCCGCGCCCAAAGACTTGAGCACGCCGCCGGAAAGCAGTCTGGTAACTTCACTGACAAGTTCTTTGCCGCTCAGGCCAAGTCCGGTTTTGAGGTCCTTGGCAAAAAGTATCTTGCCTTTGGACGCAGCCGCAAGCAGAAAACCCGACGGATCGGCGGAAACGGCCTCAGGGCTCTTGGGTGGGGTCTTTGCCATTGCTTGAATCTCCTCAGCAGGTTGTTCTCACCAGGCCGAAAACGGCACTCCAGGTTGCGGCTGACATCATACACGACGTGCCGTCAGAAAGCGAGACCTCTTGGACCTGATGATCGGTCGGAAGGATCCCGTCTAGAATTCCATGCCTTGCGGTTGGTACGTTCAGGAGCCCGCCAAAGCCCGTAGGGAGGTCCGGCCAGGCCGTATACAACGGAGAAGCATTGTCTCTCCAGACCAGGGTGGGGTTGCCTTCATGAGGCGTTCCGGCCGCGTCCTGCCCGCCTTCTACAGCAAGGCGAATCATAAAATCAAGGTCCAGGGCGGCGCCTTCAGCCTTGCCGGTCGCTCCAGCATCGGGAAGCAGCTCAACCTCCTCAGGCCACACAAAAGTCAGATTTAGCCTGAGTCCTTCGATGCCGCCGCTTACGTTGTCGCTGGTGCGGTCAAACCCCAGTGACCACCCGTAAATGTGCCAAGGAGCGCCGGAGAAGTTAGGCCCCGAGGTCTTGCGCACTGCGTCTGCCTTGTCTTGGTGAAACCACTTTAAGACGGCCGCTTGGCGTATCGTCTCCATTAAGACGTCGAGAGCAGCCCCCGAGACCTGCTGAGGAGCTCCGCGAGCAGCTAAGGCTGAGACAGGCATCACTCAGGCCCCGTCGTCGTTGGTCGACACTTGCGAATCAGCGGCAACTTAGCGCCGCCAGGAGTGCTCTCTTGCAGCTTCTTTCGAATCACTCCGGCCTCGAGCATTGGCCTTATCGTGTCCCATGGCTCGCCCTGTTTCCGGTGAAACCAGCCCGGGAGATCAAACTTGCTCTGCCCTTGACCTGGAAAGACATTGTACCAACGCCTGAATTTCAAGGCCCCGTAGAGCTTCCGTTGGAAGTCGGTCAAGGCTTTGCCGTTGAACTTGCTCATGGGAGATATTGCCCAGGCTGACCAGGGGCACAGACCGGCCGACCTGTAGGACTCCTGATCAGCCACTCGAGTAACCGCCAAGAGTTCCACCAAGAGGCGGCTAAGAGCGAGCGGGCGCAAAGGAGAGTACCACGAAACAAGGGGTTGTGCTAGACTGTCTAGACTGGCCAGGACGGCTCTACGGTCCCGGCCAGTCCCCAACCATACACCCTAAGGAGGTGACAGGATGGCTGACAAGACGAAGAATAGCACGGGTCATCGAGTCTGCACGAAATGCCCGACTCCCCACCCGGAGAACTGCGAAAGGTGCTTCGGGTTTGGGCTAGTCGATTCGGTTCCGATTGCAGCAAATCGCGCTTATGGCCCGTTACTTCCTGGCCGCAAGACATGCGAGACGTGCCGGGGTTCGCAACCAGGACCACAAGGCGTCCACGCACTAAAGGAGCGACAGGATGGCTGACAGAATCAAGGATAGTGCAAAACGTCCGCCTGTACGAATGATCGTCGAGTGCCATGGAGCTGTCAGCAGGGCCGTTGCCCTGTCGCTAGTCGCCCGTGTCATCTCAGAAGGAAGGATTTCGGAAGGGTCGAACGGAAGCCAATACTGCCACATTACGGCATTTGAAGACGGAACGAAAGTCTATGCCACTAGAAACAAGGCGAGCGACCGTTTCACCGTATGGAAGCCAAGAAGTCTGGAACGCACTAAGCAGGCTGAAAATCAAGGAAAACAATCGCCTTAGTCCCATCCAGCATAGCCGGAGTGGCTCGCACTGCCCTCTCAGACAGCCGTAGACCAACCTGCAAGCGCTCTTCCGACAGCCACACGCCCGTAGCCCTGCCCAGACCTGCACGCATCACGGCGGGATCCCTGCGTGGCCTGATAAGCGCACCACGGTGGTGCGCCAGAGCAATCACGTTGCTCTGTCTGATCCTCATTTCCCGAGGGCCGATCTCAGCAGGAGCGTTTGCCCATGCCCTGGCCACTCGACCGCCTGTGCCGCCCAGGGTAGTAGGCGCAGGGGTGAAAGTGCCGAACGGGTGAGCCCTGGGCCACGCAGGGATACCTCCCGCCTGAAACTGCTGGTCAACGCCCGCTCTCCAGACCTTCTCTACTTGCTTGCCAGTAGGGCCGGCCAAGGGGCGCTTGAGCTTGTTTTCAGTTCGCGCAGTAAGGTTCAGGTACTCTTGAAAGCCCTTCCTGGTAAATCGGAACCGTAAGAGGGCAGCGATAGCCGACTCCGATCAAACCTCTACCGGGTCAACAAAATCAGTCCTCAAGGGGAACTGAGTCCAGGCCAGCACCTCGCCGGTCACCTGGCACCAACCTCTCGCAATCTTCCGCCAAAAACAGCACGCCGTCCGATCGTAGACAGCTGTCTCCCACTTCCCGAAAGTCAACAGCCGCACCTTCTGCCGGTGTCCAGGCTCGGCATGTGTCCCGCCTTCGAAGTTTGCACGATCCTGCTTTTGGTCGCCCTTCCTCTTTGGGCTCTCGTCGTACACTGCCGGGCGCCAAGCCCTGGCCCACATTGATGGTGTTCTCATATTCAAGAAACCCGCTCAACTAGAACTGCCAGACATGCGCCCGCAATGAGGCCAGAGACAAGTACTCGGGTGAGAGCATACCTAACTTCGGGCCTTGTTGTCGTTGCAAGAGCAAGGAACACCACAAAACCACAAAATAGAGCACCTTCGATCATTTTCCCCTCACGCAAGGGTAGACGGCTTCCGGAAAGTACATTGCCTCTTCTGGCGCCCGAACGCCTACGGTTACCGGAACGAGAAAATCGTTCTGCTTGGAGCACATTTTGACCGCATCGCTTCTTGCTGGCCACAGTCCTATAAACTCCCACGAAGACGATTCAGCGTCAAGAGTTCGACCCACCAGCCACAGGACTACCTTGGAGCTCACAAGCACGCCTTGATCAGCATGTGCCGAATCTTAGCCATCTGACCATGGTCGCACACTACGCCTCTGTTTTCGGCGTCGATAAGTGCCACAAGCTTCCATGCTGCCTGTCTGGCAAGCTGCGGCAGCACCCTTGCCGCTCGAGTCGTCCAGATCAGCCCGTTGTCGTCCTCAGTAGCCCCAATCGTGGAGTCCCAAAGCGGCTCACTACCCGTGATTGTAGTTCCCGCCACGGTACATTCAAGAACAATTCCACCCCTTGATGAGTCCGCCTGGATACTTGCCCTCGAGGGAAGGACAAACGACCCTCGGTCATCGCCGTGAGCTGTAGACTGGCCCACGCCATAAGCCGTGTTCGACTGCCAGGTTTCTATGGCTGCCGCAGGCGGGTCCTGCCGTGGCCCATCGGGCAAGCTGCCCACCTGGCCAGGCATCAGGTAACCGGCCGTGAGAGACCCAGCAGCCCCCAAACCGGCGCTATTGCCGATCGTGTAGTCACTGGTCTCGAGGCCTGGTAAGGGGTCGGGTCGCACTCCGGATGAGAACTGGGTAGTCCAGCGCCACCCACGACGTCGGTAGAGCTCCTTGTGGCAGTTACTCCTGATTTGGTAAGTGTCCGCTTCGACCACTTGGTCGGTACCAGTCGAGAACGTATCGAGTCCGTGGAGCAGGGACACCTCGGGCACTTGGAGCCCCTCAGCGTCAGCTATTGGCGTCTCGACCGGAAACCGGGGCAGTACCAGCGCGGTGTCGCCAAATCCAGGAAGCCGGACAACGTACTCTTGCCGCCAAGGCTCGCGATCGCCTATGAGCTCCGAAATCCTCATGGCCACCTGATCAGCCAAGAACGCCGCGCTGATATCGTCAGGTGTCGAAGTCAGGCCAGGGACCAGCTTGACCTCGTCAGGGGTAATCGGCCGCTTGTCGACCGCGTAGGTGACGATATCGAGATCTAGGATCTCAGTTTCCCCGGCCATAAGAGAGGGGGCCATCTTGGCTGCCGATGTGGGACGCTTAGGCATTTCAGGAACGGCCCAAGACAGCGAAGTCCACTATCCCAGCAGGGGCCTCCAGCTGAACCAGCTCTACTCGAGGAAGCATCTTCCCTCTGAGAAACCACCGAAGCTCTCCGAGATGTTGTCCCGGTATGGCCAAGCCGGACATAGCTGGGGCCTGTTCAACCTCAGCCAGGAGCTGCCGCTGTTTAGCCCTCCCTGAAATCGCCAGTCCAGCTATCAGCCCGGCAATGAAACCTCTTCTAGTGCCCTTCATGATGCCCCTTTTGCGTATTAGGCTTCTGCTCTCCCGCACCATCGCTTTGGTCGATCCCCAGCTCCGGATCGTTCAGCGGCGAGACCAGGGCCGCAGCAAGCCTGAGAGCGTATGCCGCCTCGTCGACTTCGCTGGAGATCGACCGGCGCAAATCGCCAGAGACCGAGGCGAGAAGCAGGTCGAGAGCCATAGCGGTCTTGCGCATCGCGGCAGCAATGGCCTTGTCGATGTCGGTCTCTTCCCACCGCAAGGGTCCGCTGAGCTTCGCCCCCTCCATATGAGGTTTCCTTTCGCGTAATGCCGGAACTGGGTCGCCCTGGCAGGGAGGAGCATAGCACAGAACGCAAAAGACCCCCGGAACGGCCTATTCCAGAGGTCTTGGCAGTCTCCTTAGAGCTTTTGACGAAGGCTCAGAGAATGGGAGGTCGTCGCCGGGACCCCAATTGCCAGGAGCAGTCTACTCCGCTTCCTGCTCCTGGGGCAACCCCATCTTCGCCTCTTCGTCAATCTCGCTCTTCGGCAGGTCTTCGGAGCTTGCCCGGTCTTGATCCTTGCCCTCTTCTCGATCCCGGCTGAAGCACCCTCGACCTGCCTCAAAATCTGTGCCGTCAGCTGGCCTGAGAGCCCCTGTCTGGTACATGTGCCGAGCGCTACGCATAACGGGGGTCCTCTGGATAGTTGCGGGAACCGGATTCGAACCGATGCATACTGGGTTATGAGTCCAGCGCTCTACCAGACTGAGCTATCCCGCGTTACTTTTTGGCAGTCTTCCCCCGAGGCTTTCTTGCTTTTTTGGCGACAGGCTTCGCTTTTGTGGTAACCGGCTTATGCCCTTCCGCCATCTTCTCCAGGGCCACCCCAACACCGTCCTGGGACGCCGCTTCTCGGAACCCTCTGATTGCCTTTAGGCGAGGCCCTTCAAGATCCCTATCAACTTGGTAAAAGCTCCGAAGGGCAATGTCGGTCAATCGGTCTTTTCCAGGATTAAGCAATTGGCCAAAGTAGAAGATTCCGCGAATGTGGAGCTGCTGCACGTCGAAGGCAGTAAGGCCATGGATCTTGTCCAGGTCGTCGGCACCTTCCACCCTGTCAAGGGCGACGAGGAACCGGGCGTGCCGGCCCTTGCTGAGTTCGCGTTCATACTCGCCGAAGCTTGCCCAATGAGGTTCGCCAATATTACGACTCCCGAACTGACGAGCCGTAATACATCGAACCTTCTGGCCATCATCCGAAATCGTAGCGCCCCGAGGGGCTTTGTGTTGATTCGTCATGTCTACCCTGGGCTAGGCATCAAGCTGCCGAAAAGTCTTGCTAGGCAAGCTGCCAGAACTTCCTAGATGCCCCTGGGCGCGTAAGGCGGAACGTGTGAGGCGACGAAACCATAGACGGCAGAGATATCGGCCGTATCAAGGCTACCGGCAGAAAGATCAGCGGTGAACTTGACTCGGAAGAAATTGAGGCCGATCGAAGGGCGCACGCCAAAGCTCAGGCGCACGACCGTCAAGACGTCGGTCTCAGCTCCTGACGCAATTTTGACTGTGATATCGTCCTGGACGTTCGCCGTTACTCCGACCTCCTGGTCCTCTTTCGGGGTCAGCCCCAGCTCGACAATGTCAACATTGAGCGGAACGGCCGGAACTATAGTCAGAGCAGCGGCGTCAGGGTCGCCGCTACTGTCGGGGGGGGCGGTTTCTATCTTGAGAGCCTTGAGCTTCAGATTCTCAGCATCGGCCAGCGTAGTCAAACAAATGACCATCAGCTCAAGGGCAAAAAGCTGTTCCCCTTCGGTACCATGGGCCGTCAAGCTTTCAGTGTTCAGGCCAGTCACAGACACCCATTCTCCGATGTGCTCCTGATTGTCGGTACCGGCAGCGGCTACGATCGCTTTTGTAGCAAGAGCAGGATAGATACCATATCCGGCCTCGTGCGGAACTTTGGTCTTTGCAATGTTCATTCGGTCATTCTCCTGCCCTTACGGGCTCTTTGGTTCTCGGCTTGCCTCATTCAGACCCGGGAAGCTACCCCCGGAGTGACAGCAGCCCCGAGGGGAACAAGGCTGCTGTTTCGGCTCGAGAAGGGGAAATCGAGCTTAGGAACCAGAGGTTGCCTGTCCGATACCGCCCCAGTTGACGTCGTTCCAGATGAACCCAGCCTCTGCCCTGCGCATCTCGATGTCATGGTACGCCTCTAGGAGCATAGCTCCCGAGGATCGCTCGAACAGATGATAGGAACCGCTTGACTGGGACGTGTCGGTCACGGAACCCTCGAGAGACGTCCGCACGTTAACCATTTGCTCCTCAGCAAACATGACCTCCGCCATGTCCACCAGGATCAAGGTTGAACCTTTGCCGCCAGGATCCCCCGTAGTCGTAATGCGAGTCGTCCAAAATAACGGGATGCCGCCCAGGGTGCCGTTCCGCTCTACGGATGGCCAAGCAGGCGAGCCGTCATTCGTACGCTGCTCGGCAAAGAAATCGAAATCTCGCCAGCTCGTAAAGTAGACCAGTCGCTGGGGATCAATGGACGCGTCGGCAATGGCGGCCTTGCCAGTCCTGATATCAAGGACCACGTTGTTGATGCGTGTCGCGTTGCTATCAGCAGCAGCCAGCACAACCGCAGTCTTGGCATGGTCGGCATCGATCAGCGTAGTCAAGCCCTTCGGGCGCGCTAGCGTACCGTCGCTGAGCAGTGCGGCTGAATCGATCGCAGCGGAAGCGCCAGCCAGCATGTCGTTCAGGATGAAAGCGTCCGTTACGACCGTAGACCTCTCCAATGCCCGGAGCGAGAAAATCACGATACCCTTGAGGATCTTTGCCACCAGGGCACGTTCCGCAAAGCTGACTCCCGTGCGATCAGGGACCGAGTCCTCGTTTTCGACGTAGGAGAAACTCGTCCCCTCGGTTTGCACCAGATAGGTAGCCTTGCCACCAGTAAGCGGTACCACAAGCGGAGAGGCTGCTAGAAACACAGTGCGCGGACGGAGGAATTCGACCAGTCCGTCGAGGAACATGTCCGGAATGGTAATACCGATTCTCGAAACGCGATCAGAACGAAGCTGGTCATCAGCAAGCACGTTCTTTTCCAACGCTTGAGTAACCGGATGATCCTCGCCATGGAGCTTGACGGCAAACTGGAGCGGCGTCATGCCTCCGCCACTGGGGCTGCTTTTCTGGCTGAACGCCGCGAGCATGGCAACCCGAAAGCAGCATGCCGCATATTGCCCGGGAAACACTTCGCCAGAATGCCGATCAGCGAAACTGTAGCGTACTCGGCGCTGAATGGTCGGACGCACCGCTTCGGGAATACCGATAGCGAATTGCTCAGCGCTCCAAAACTCGGGAACGTCGATCCGGCCGGCGTTGTTTCTCACCCGACTTTCAAACTCGGCCATCCTGGTGTCAATAGCTGCGACCTGACCAGGAAGAGCGTTCAGGCCCGCCTCTTCCATGACCGAACTTAGAACCGTCTGCATGTCCTCGACACTGACGCCACCGCCGCCGCCACTTTCACCGCACCGAAGATTCGTCTTGACTTTCATTGTCCATGTCTCCTGCTAGTCAGGGATATCCAGGTGCCCCTGCCGTCTTTCTTTGTCGATTCGAAACGCTCTAAACTTGTCCGTCAATGCTGATCTGAACTCGCCAAGAGTAAAGCTCTCTGGACCCTCTTCGTCTGCCCTGTCGCTGTCGCTGTTCTCTTCGGGCGTCACTTCAGGAGCTGACTCAGGGTTCGCCTGGCCTTCCCTGACGAGCTCAAGCCTCATGATCCGCTCAAGCGCATCGGCCTCTTGTGCCAAACCTGCCGCGCGAGCTGCAACCAACAGGGTTTCGTCAGGATCTCCATCGTTGGTGGCAGCTGCGAACCGGCCCCAAGCTTCCGGATCGAGCCCTTCTGGACAGTCACCTTCAGCGCTTCTCAAAGTGTGAGCTATTTGCTGGTCACTGGCCAAGGTGCTCTCAGGCTCTTCCTTGCCGCCCGGCAGCTCCAGCGCATCGACCCCTTCGGCCCCGAGAGCCACCAACGCATTGGCATTGACCAGGCCGAGTTTTGAAGCAAGAGCCTCAAGCGTTGCAAACTCAACAACCCGCATCGGGTCCGCGTAGGCTGTCTCCATTTGTGCCGTGATCAAATTGCGCAACGGCTCAAGCTCTACAGCTCCATTGTCAACAGCCAAACGAACGGCGTCGGCGTGGCGAGGAACCGGCACAAAGGACAACTCTACCAGCTCATTCGGGTCCTCTTTGGAACCAAACGTTACTGTCGAGTCGTCGTCGTCAAACGTCACCTTACCGACCAGGAACCCGGGGGAAAACGCGTTCAACGCGCCAAAGCGATACAGCCCGAGGACGGTAGTCGCCAATGGGTTCACTTCGTCCGGGGCCAGCTCGGCAAACCCGATCAGGTTCGACGTCGGCCTAGTGTTCTGGTGCCCAGTAAACAACCACCGGGCGATGATCATGTCCGGGGTCGAGAACGATGTCCGGTGATTCCACGCTCCTACGGGATTTGAGGAGTTGAACTTATCCAGGTCCCACGCGTCATTGGGCACGACAATGTTTGAACGGTTAGGCGTCGCCAAGCTCCAGCGGGCTTTCATTACGCGATCGAAATCTACGGCATTGTCACCGTTGATCTCTTTGGCGCGTTGCTCCAGTATAGGCCGGTCCTTTGGCTTGACCCCAAACTGAGTGGCCCCGAAGACGTCAGCAGTCACCAAAGCCCGGTCGTCAGTGTGCCGAGCGAAGATCTCACCCGCGTCGGTTTCAGGTTCGGCCCTGATTTCACTCAAAAGATCAAAGGACGCCTCTTCGCGGGAGTCCGTCCACCCGAGGAATTGACCACCCTGAGTCAAGTGTAAGCGCTGTAATCTCTTGAATTTCATGGCCGCCTCTGAAGGTAACAGAGACAGATTAGGAAAGTCAACTCTTTTTCAATTCCAATCTCCATCGAGCTGAGACAAGCTCGGCGCCCATTTCCTGCACGTCCCGTCCGGCGACACGGATCATCAATCCACGGTCGGGGAGTCGCCAGCGGAGCAGGCGCCAATGCGGTCTCTGGCACGCTCCGCTTTCGTGGGTGCCCCTTGCTCTCGATCGAACTTGATCCTGGGCACTTGGGCCATTGGCGTCCGTCTCATGCGTTAACCCTCAAGGCATGGCAATTACCTTGTTTCAGGGCAGCTCGGATCGCCAGGGCCAAGACAAACAACAGGCCCGGCATCGCCCCCGCCGCTCCCATCAAGGTTTGGATTAGGGCCTGGCGGAGAAATCAACACCCGCTGGACCGGTCCCATGCCAGGACCTACGAAAAGAAGGTCCACTTGGACGCACCCAGGGCACAGGTTTCCAGTCGTCTGAAGCAGGTACCCGCCAGGGTTCGGCTCAGGTAGCCCTGAAAGGCCCATATCGCCGTCCTGAGAGGGCCTGCGGCTTGACCCCTGGGTCGCTACCGAGCTAGGTCCGCGTCGATACAGGAGCTCCTGGGGGCCGCCACCGTTGGGATAGAGCTCCTGGAGAGTTGCGGGATAACCACCGAGCACAGCAAACCAGTCGTCAAGGTCGGCTTGAGCCCGCCTCATGTCGATCTCGTAGGTCACGAAATGAGCCTTCTCGATAGCGCACAGGCCGTAAGGGATACCGATACTGGCCAGAATCCCGATGATTGCGATTACGACCAGGAGTTCAACAAAGGCAAAGCCGGGTCCAACATGGACCGGATAGCCCAAAGAGGCCCACTGCCTCGCACGGTCATGCTCTCGGTAACGGATATGCTCATAGTCGAGTTTTTCGCGAAATCCCTGAGTCCTAAGGGACAGGCACCGGGCAGTAAGAAATTTCTGCCTTTTCCGGCAAACAGTGCGATTCTTGCAAGAATAGAGCCCTGTCCATCGCATATAGCGCCCAGCGCCCACCCGGGCAAATGGCCCATTTTTGTCGTTACAGTTCCTACATCTCTTCATCGCGGCCCCTTCCTCGTTCCGTTCCCTTTCGAAGCTTCTTGCGCATCTTTGCAAATCTTGCCTGTTTTTCCAAGTGCTCTTTCTTGTGGGCAATACACCGAAATGGGCCAAGAGCAATGACCTTGCACCCATGCTCAATACACTCCCGGTGAATCCTCATCTCAACCCGTTGCCCCTGTCCATCGTGTCACCTGTTGCGGCATATCACGACCAGGAGTTCAATGAGCGAAAAGCCCAGATCTAACTTTTTTTCTCCACTCGACAAATCGCGAAGAAAGTCGCCAAGCCTCATAGCTGTTTCCCCAATGTCCTTTCCGACTTCCTCTAGCCGTTTCGGATCAGTTAGCCTGGGTTTCTTCACCTCAGATTCTGGCCAGCACGACACGCAATCACACCCTTCGTGATGTCTCATCTCAGCCCCTTTCTGTGATAAGATCGGCAGGCACCGGCCGGGGTTGCCGCCCTGAGCCGGGCCTTTCCACCAACGCCCTGAGGAGACGTCAATGTCCGAGACCCAGAGTAGCACAAAGACGTGCAGCCATTGCCAATTGGCGCACGACGCACCGGGCCGCTATTGCCGATCTTGCCACGCTGCCTATATGAGGAACTGGCGCAAAACCCACCCGCTGACACCCGAAGAAAAAAGAAAAGACAGCTGTCGCTCCATGTCCTCGTACTACCTGAAAATCGGCAAACTGACCCGGACAGACTGCAAAGACTGCGATTCTCCCGATACCGAAATGCACCACCCTGACTACGGCCAGCCGCTTCTAGTCGTCTTCCTTTGTCGCCCCTGCCACCTTGCGCGACACGCGGCCTAATCACCGACTCAGCCTCCGGTCAGCCAGCTGTCGATCGATTACCGCCAGTCGTTGATCCAGGTCGCCCATTCCACTTGTGAGCTTCCTCAAGCTCCTCGAGTCGAATCCGTTACCCTTCGCCGGCAACGCACTGCCTGAGCCCGAGTTCCTATCGCCGTCGCCCCTGTCGCCTCCGGCGCTGGCTATGCGCAGCAAATCCTCATTCCCCGGGGCCAAGCTGTCAACAATGATCCGTCCCCTTGGCACGACATGAGCACTTCCCGCCGCCTTGTCTTCGAGAGCCGGCCAGCCGCCAAGGGCCAAGATTTGATCATTGGTCAAAACCCAGGGAAACTTCTCGGCAACCCTCAGCTGGAACTCTCGGTCAGTATTGACGAACGGCAGGTGACGGACTACCAGTGTCGGGTCAAACTCGTGCCGGGCGAAATCCTGGAGAGTGATCTCAAAATCCAATACTAAAGGCGTCATGACCGTAGCAAGGAAAACGAACCGCTCCAGTTCCACACCGGACATCCCAAGCCCCGAATTATCGTCATAGTTTGCCAGCATCGACGGAGGGATTCTCAGGTGTTGGCGAACAAATTCCCAAATGAACCGGGAATACTCCGAGGTCTTTGCAGGGTCGAACGGCTCGCCAAGCTTCTCGATTGCAAACGAATCCTTTACCGGCAACTGGCTGTCACTGTTTACCCTGTGAAAGGCCATACGAAAAAAACGGCCCAGCCCCCGGTGTTTGCGATCCATGTACCGTTCTTTTTCTATCGGGTCCTCTTCGCCCCTGTAGACCATCATCAGCGGCGGAGAGTTGTTGTTCCTGAAAAACGTTCCTACCATGCGGGACATGAACTCAGACCCTTCGACCTCGTCGCCCAGGGCTTGTACGATCCCACGACCACGAGCATAGATATTTCGCGGATCAGGTCTGCTCCACTCGAAGATTTCAGACGGATCAACCGGTCCAGCAAAGCCAGCAAGGCGATAGTTTGGGTCTTGCCCGGGTCTCGGAATGCTAATCACCTCAGTAGGTACCAACGTCAGCGCCTCATCGGGCATGGCACGCGGAGATGTCCTCCCCAGTCGCCAGAAGCTCTCGCCTACCGCGGCATAGTGAACCATCGTCATCCTGCGCAATCGCCGGCCACTCCATCTCCTGATATTGCTGGTCAGGATCTTATTGAGGCTTCCGTTAGGGTCTTCAGGCACTAAGTCGCCAGACGCAATCAAGTCGTCAACAAGATCAAACCGCGTTTCTTTGGCGCCTCGCGGTCGATGAGGGCCACGGGGCAGGGAGCTGGCTGTCATAGCATTGGCAATCACCCCCTTGTTTCGCGGTCTATAGACTTGGAACGCAACCTCAGAGAATGCGTCGGCATAGACCCCTAAGGGGCCGTCCAGGTACGGAGAGTCCACCAGGAGCTCTAACCATTTGCGCTTAGACCTTGGCAGGTGCTGAGAAGCCATCGACGACAGCGACACCACCAGCTGCCGGAGAGCGTCCGATTCGGGTTCAGGAGACGCAAACTCGGCCCTGACGCGCTGAAGGAAACCGTCGTAACCCACGGGGCCGTTCCGGCGAGATGTCCCGCTAGAGCGGCTTGTAGGGCGTTTGAACCATGATCCAATGGACATGGCGAGTTATGGTAGCACAGTTGCGCCGGAAGAGGACGGTTCGCCGCCTCTCTTCTTCTTTGTTGCTACCCCCTGGTCAATCTGCCGTGCAAAGGAATGTATTGCTCTGCAGCTCGGCCTCGAGATTGCCGATGATTTCAGCGTCCACCTGGTGGGAATTGCCGGCAATCTCGCCCGCCAACCAGGACTGGATCGGGTCTTTGGTGATCCGACCTGCGATGGCGGCGAGGGCCGCTTCGCCCTGATGGCTGTCGAGCTCGGGCTCGCGGATTGCCGTCCAGGCTTCGAGTGCGGATGTTCCACTGCTCAACCACTCGAAGGGGCTTGCTGCCGAGGCTTCGTTGATTGCGGTCGCTAGATCCACGGCTGCTTGTTCTGGCGTCATTGTATCTCCAGTCGTTGTATGAGCCGCCACAGCAAGATCAGCAGGGCGGGGAGTCCCCCGTAGCTCACGATGGCTACCGTGAAAACGTAAAGGGGCGAGATTGCACCTATAAGCGGCGCAAGGATCGTGACGCCGAAGACCACGATCCCGAACATCGACACGCGGCGAAAGGTCGCATTAGTGCTCTCCATGGCTGTAAATAGGCGGACAGAGAGAGCCGCCAGGATTCCCACCAATGTGACCCACTCAGCGACCATAGCCGCCAAGACTACGGCTCGAAGCCCTGGGGCCGCAAGGAGCAACGGGACCGACGAGAACATCGAAGCTCCGATCAAGAAGGACCAGCCGAAGAGGCGGAAGAACATCCTGTGTTCGGCCCACAGCCGCCATCCGCCGGCGAGCATCACCAGCGCCATCAAGGAGGGCAAGATATGGGGAACGCCACTGGAGTTCGCTCCCGCAAGGCACCCCGGATTCGAGAAGGCGAGAGTGAGGCCGGCCGCAGGTTTCACGCTAAGAGCCCACGCTCCGGAGACTGCCCATTTCAAAGCAATTTTAGGAGGTAGGGCCAGAGCTCACGCCCTCCGGCAAAAAGCAGGGCACAGATCGCAAGTCGCCGATTCGACTGAGCCTTGGCCGTCGTTTCCCGAAGCCGGAGGTCCAGCTCCTTCTGCTCCTGGCGGTATTCATACAGCTTTTCTTTGACCGTGTAATTCACCGTAGGCACGCCATTGAGAGCCGTGGCCTGCTCGGCGGCGCTTATTCGTTCGGAGCGCTCGACGGATCGACGACGCCATGTAGTATAGGTGATGCCGAATCCGAAACCCGCACCGCCGATCACCATGAAATACACCCACCCGTCGACCACAACCTGATTCCAGCCGAAGAACTCTGGGTGAGAATGTGGGCGAGCGATCGGCATTGGCCCGGCCGGCCCGCTCAATGCCGGCGCCCAGGCGGCGACCAAGGCCAGCGCGATTGCCCATCTGGGCCACAGCGTTCGAACCCTCTTCCAGGTCATCGACGAAAGGGTAAACCATTGTGCCCATCGGGTCAAGCTAACCTCTCGGAAAAACTTCACTCACGCTTAACAGTCTGCACTTCTCGACAAAAGCATCCTCAGCCAAAACCTGATAATCCCACGCGTGAGCATCTCTAGGGGTAGGCGCTTCCCCGCTCTTGCATCCGTCGAGACCGAGAAAGGCGGCTTGTGAATGATTTGGACGAAAGGCGATGGGCGACAGTACGCCGAGCTCCACAAGTTTCAGGCAAGCATCGGAGCAGTCGGCGGGTTCTGGCCTCCGCGTGTTCTCTTGGACGCAGTTTTGCAGTCGGAGGCCATGGAGAACGTTACCCTTCCACAAAAGGTCCCATATCCCCGGGAACCCATGCGCTATCACGAGGAGTCCTTCTTCATGCCTCATGTGTCATGTGTCACCTTCAACCACCCGGGCACTACCGGCGAGATAGCGGCAGCCCAGTTGCGCCTAGATGTTCAAGAACAGAAAAGCAGCAATCATAGAGCGCCCATAGAGCAGCAGGATAATCGCCAATATGAATCTCTGGCCCAGCTTCCATCAAAGACTGTACAGCTTCATCAATCGGCGAATCAGTCGGCGAATCAGTCGGTAAAACATCTGCCCGCACAGAATCTAGTAAGCGGTAGAGCTGGTCACCCGGACATGCGGTCGTCCTGTGGTCGCGGTGCCCCGAAATCAGCAATGACTGAATCGAATAGTGAATCGCGCACCACCGACAGAGTTTGACCAGAGCAGCTAACTGGTCTTTGTCAACATGATCGTGGCCCTCTTGGAAATTGCCGAGCAAGCAAATACCAATGCGTCTCGAGTCAGCACCTGAAGAATACGAACCGATCGCCGGCAAACCGTCAACCTCGGGACGGCCTTCGCAGATCTCACCAACTTCGGTTATCAGAAAGTTGTAGCCGACATCGACCCACCCCCAACTCTGGTGATCAATCTGAATCTGCTGTACCGCACCGGAAGACCTCCTGAAAGGGTCTGCCGAATGGTGGACAATGACACCTTCGGGGGAATGCATCTGAGTAAAACGACCGTTAGGCGGCTTAGCGCCCCACTCGGCACGTTTGATGACTTTGATCATTTACTCCTTCTCCAGAAATGCCGCTACCATAAGGAGTCCTTCCATCACAGCGCCACCACTTCGCCAACGGCATATTCCCGATCAGACCATTCTACGAGGACCGCTTCTTTTTCCCGGCGCCTCATGAGACCGTCGAGATTCTTGCCGATCCACAGGCGCCTCATCTCTCGAATGGCAGCTGCGATCTCCGTGCGTGCAAGCGTTTGAAGAATCCTGCCGGCCGACAGTCGCCTACACGACTCACGGATCTGCCTCATCTCCCGACGTCGCTCCCCGCTCATCGACGTGCCGCGATTGTATACCAGGCTGAGAAGCGCTCCCTGTGCGTCGGCGGACAGGTGCTCGACGCCGGGGAAGGCTCGGCGCGTCTTCTTAGCATAGTCCGGGAGGGTGCGCCGGTAGAAGACCTCGCGGGCCGCTTCGAGAGGGATCTCGACATCCCTGAGCAGCCTCGTTGTCCGGAGCCACGTTTCGGCAGCGCCGCCGGTAAGTCCCGCACAGTCCAGGAGCTCCTCGAGCTCCCACGGCGCGATATACTGCTTCCAGACGGCTTCGATCCGCTGCTTCTGTTTCTGGTGACCGAGATCATAGCCGATGCCGACCGTCACGCCCGAAGCGCCGCCAGGCCAACCCGGTGCCGTCAACTCGCGCCGATAGTGGGCAGCGCTGCCGATCTCGAACCGCACGATCGCGGAGATGCTCTTCCGGGACACCAACAGGCTCGACAGGCTCGATGGCACTTCTAGGCCGGCAGCTGTCTCAAACGCTGTCAAAGTGGCCGGCCCAAGGATGCCGTCTGGCCGAAGGCCATAGTGACCCTGTAGCCGCTTGAGGCGAGTCATCATCAGACCAGAGACCCTTCAAGGTAAAGCCGTTCAAGCTTCGCCATCACTCCCCTGCCCAAGTGAGCCCCTACGCGTCCCCTGCCCCTCTTCCACAGCCGAGTCAACAGCCTAGAAACCGGGCGCCAACCCGGAAGATTATGGCGATAGGGCGGCTTATTGAGGTTGTACTTTGCGACCGCATTCTTGCCGGTATAGACCGTATCCTCACCAGCCACCAGCAACACACCCCCGTGCTTTGCCCATGGCGGCATATCGGTGATCAGGTCTTGGTAGCCTCGAGAGGTGTTCATGAAGGTGTAGGAGCTCAGGCCATGTGCGACCCCCTGGGTCAGTTGCCACTGCCACGCCTGACCCGCCCTGTTCCAGAGCTTTGCGGGCTCATATCCAATGACCAGGTCAGGATAAACCGACTCGGTGTAGATCAGCCTTGCGGCCGCCATATGCGCAAGATCCGCCCCCATTGAGTGGCCGAAAAGAAACAGCTTCCAGCCTCTGGCCTGCAATTCCGCCGCTTGCATAATTACAGGCCACAGTTTATTGACCGGCCCCTGAAATCCCCAGCCGCACCTGACACCTTTAGGAAGGCAATCGGTGATCACGCTGCCGCTAGCGCCACGCTGCCGGCGCGGTCCTGCGAGATCCGAGTCCTTGTCTTTCCATTTTCGGAGCACTCCGGCCCTCATGTCGGTGCGAATCCAGTCACGCCAGAACTCACGGCCCTGAGACCCACGAAACGCCATCGCAGCGGTTCTAGTGCTGGCATGCAGGGCCAAGTACGCTTGAGCCCCAGCGCCCGGAGAGTGGAGATCGGCGACCCATCCAGAAGGCGCTAGCTCCTTCTGGATCTCCGGCTCTGTCTTGTACGACAGGCGAGCGTGGGCCATGCCGGCTACCAAGTGGGCAGCAGGGTAACCGCCTGACACCGGGGAATGCTTATAGTGCTCCAAGTGCCGAGGGTTGAGCCAGTCAATTGAGCCGGTCATCTCGCTGATCGTCGGCCCACCTCTCTTCGCTTCAACCTCTACCACTTCGAGACCTCCTCTAAACTATCCTTCGGCAACGGCTGAACAATGTAACCAAGTCGCTCAAGACGCTTTGCCGCCTTTTCATCGCGATCGCAGTCGATCTGTAGCGCGCGGGCAATATCGACCTTTTCGGGTGTCCAGTCGTCGGCATGGAAACTCATACCCTCAGCGTCATCTCGGTAGTCCCACACTCCGCCAAACTTGACGCCTTCTTCGTCAATGATAACCTCTAGCGCCATCCCGAGAGGATGGAAATAGAGCCGATTAACATCCGCGAGATACCCCTGATCGCGGAACTCCTTGGGGGAGAGGCGTTTGATTTCGCTCATTCCTGCCCCGCCTTGCCCCTGTTCAACCTCTCCGCCTTCAGCTGCCGTTCTTCCCTGTCCGCTCGGGCAGTGGTCCATGCCTGATACCGCCCTGTAAGCCTCAGAGAGTCGATCTGACGGCTTTGGACCTTGGACCGACTCCAGCACCCCTCGATCAATCCCCAGCCGACACAAAGGCCACCTGACTCCACCTTGGGAGGTTTTCGGCCCCACTCGTACTTGGTCTGGATCGTCACCGGCCACGGGCCAGCCGGGATATCAGTCCCGAAGATTACCGCAGACCCGCGGTCCTCTTCGATCACCTTGAGACCCCCCAGCGTGGGCACCGCCACAATTGCAGTACGGCGCCAAGCCTCGGCCCCGAGGAACGGCTTGAACCGGCCGCCTGTGGGCAGATAGTACTGAGCCCCAACAGCGGCGCCGGTAAAATCGACGCTGGGGATCTCCTCGGATCGTGTCTCGCCCTTGCCGATAGCCGCGTTGGCTGTCCAATACAGTCCCCTTGCCGGGCTCGGGACTCGCAAAAAAAGGCCGGCAAACTCGATCTTCCTGACGTCCCCGTCGCTTGTCCCTGCTCCCACAAAGACCCCGGCGGCAACTCCAGGCAGTTCCTCGCCGTCACAGGCTCGCGGAAAAAGGAACAAGGACAGCCCAGCTATAACGCCCACAACGGCCATCCAGCCCACTGTGGCCCAAATCTGCCGCCCAACCGCCCGAAGCTCAAACCCGAAAGTGCTCATAGCCCGATTCTGCCTTCGAAGACCATTGCGCCGAACTCCATCGCGTCATTCACGGAGAGCAAGCCGGAAAGCACCGCATTTTCTCCGAACGGGTCAGCTCGCAAAGACTTGCGAAATCTTTGCTCATCAGCACGCGCCACAAACCCAAGGCGCACGGCAACAGCCGCAACATCGGCAGCACTGACAACTGGAATTGAATAAGACTCACTCGCCACTATGACGCCCTGATCGTCCCGCAATTCCTGGTTGACTATATATGTCCCAAATCCGCCCCCGGTAACGTCAACAATTGCCTGAGCGCCAATCGAAACAAGGCGCGAAGCCTGGAACGCCGAGCCAATCGGGGAAAACTCAAACCGCACCCCGTTTTCGACCACCACGCTCTGTGGATCGCTCGACTGGTCTTGGCAAAAGATGCTCAAAACACCGGCACCATTTTGGCCGCAAGTGGCCGTAGCCGTAGCAGTTCCCGACCGGGGAGAAGTAGGCGAGTCGCACCCTGGCACCACTAGCAGCAATGCAAAAATCAGCGCCATCTTGAATCCGTCAAACATCAGTCTCTCCTTGGTTTCCTGGAATTGTCTATCGTCAAGATCTATCTCACGTATCCTGTACGAATCCCGCTGCCGTCTTTTGGCTCTAGCCTGATTTTCACCCGCTTGCCGGGCACTATCTTCGCGAGCTTTTCCCCTTTTTTGAGCGCCTTGAAAGAGAACGCCAGGGGACCTTCGCATGAACCTGGATCAACCCTGAAAGCTTCCCAGGAAACAATTCTTGTGACGTTACCGACAAGGCCGGGAACGGTAGAACACTTGGCAAAACCCGTGCCAGTGCGAGGCAGGTTCAGCGCGTTAGCCACTCCCTTGACCGCCGACTGGCTCGTGTCAACGATCGCACGATTGATTGCGCATCCTGGAAGAAGCAGGGCGAACACCAGTAGAGCTACGCAGATAAAGCTATTCCTCACGTCCTTCTCCTTTTGTCGATTCCAGAATGAAATCACGCACTCGGTCACGGGCCAGCCCGTCCGTTGGCAGTTCGAGGTAGGCCAGGATCTTTTCCGCTTTGGTCACGGCTTCCGCCTCCCTGGTCTTGAGCAATACGTCCACAGCCCTGGCTATCACGGCCGAGTCCGATACGCCTCCATGAGCTCGGCCGTAGGCCCTGACAGCCGACCACTGGGCAAGGCTCAGGCCAATGGATTTTCTTTGAATGTGTTCTTTTGCCGCCATGGGTTTCCATCCTTGCACCATTGTGGGTCAGTGTCAAGAAGATTCTTCTCGGGACTCTTCAAAAGGACATGTTTCGGCTATCCACTCCTCAAGCCCTGGTGGCCCATGAAGCGGAGACCTCACCTCGCGGTCGTAGCACTCGCCATCTTCCGTTGAATGTTGCCGACAAATCGCCGCGCCGCACCGGCGACAATCATTCTCTGCCTTAGCGTCACAATAGAAGCACGCACTTTCCACAGACCCCGGCATCACTTCGCCTGCGCTTTTGCTGCTATAGCCTGAGCACGGCCGGAATCGAGTTCTCTGATCGCGTCCAGTGCTTTGTGTAGCTTCACGATCTCAGCAGCATGATGCCTAACGGTGATCACCTCCAGCAACGCCTGATTCGCGGGGGTCATTCCCAGGTCTCCTTTGGTGGTCTTGCTGAAGCGCACTTTATCGACGCCGCACGGTCCGGCGATCTTCCCAAAATCTTCTTGATTTCCTTGGTTGGCGCAAGCATCATGACGTCAATCTTGCTCCCTCGAGCGGATCCCCGTGGAGCTGCCGTTTCTTTGATCTCGGGCACCCCCAGGGCTATCAAGTCTTCATGCGCCTTCTGGTCTCGGCACATGACCACCAAGCCAAGGGCTATAGCGTCGGCCAGGTCAAAGGCGTACATAGACCGGGCGTTAGCCGCTGCCCGATCCTGGCCTGGCAAAGGCAGTAACGGTGCCGCCCCAAACTGAATCCACCGCTCTGTGCAGCCCATCGCCTTGAGGCTCGATCCGACGCCATGGCCCCCGCCAAGTGGACCTTGGCGGGGGCCATGGCGTCGGATCGAGCCTCAAGGCGATGGGCTGCACA